GGAAGGATATAAAAAAGAAAGTGTCTTATCTCCACTGGACAATACACTTTCTATATTCATGTCTTTATATAACCTTAAGCCTTTTATTTTTACCTTGTTTAAATCATATAATTGTAACAATATTTAAGCACCTCCCATCTAATAGAGGTACTTTTATTCCTCTATCATATAATCTATTAACATTAGCTCTGCTGGACTCATATCACACTTAGAGTTTATAAGTTCATCTATATGGAATTTATGAATATCCACTTCATTCTCTATGGCTAATAGTTCCTTAATATCTCTATTCCAATCTTCAACATGTTCTGGTGCAATTTTAATGCTATTATCCTCTATTAATGGTTTACCCTCTTCATCTTTCACAGAGTACTTTTCTATAAGCTTTTGTCTTTCTTTATTGTAGACTTTAATTTCAGCTTCAATCTTCGCTATATTCTTAGCTATAGCATAAGAAACTTTTATAGGTAAATTCTTCTGTGATATTGCACCTAGTACATTTGCATCATTTACTATTCTTTCATTACTAAGCTTCACTTGTAGCACCTCCTACTAATTCATCTTCTATAGCATAAAGCTCCTTATCAAAGTTATCCATATCGGCTCTTACTTCAGCTTTATTGGCATTATACAATTCTTGGTTTTGTATGCTCCTTGTTACACTCCCAACATTTCCTCCATTAGTACTTATAGTTGCATTCATGTATGCTACTTGTTTATTTTCTATAATGCTATATCCTGTTAATGTAATACTTTTATTTGTTTTTAACATAAAAAATCATCCTCTCTTAAATAAATCTTGGTTTATATTTAATATTTATATCTACATTGTTTCTACTAACTGTAATAGTATTTGCTCCTGGCGTAAGTCTTGGAAACTCCCACATATCAGTGTCATTAAATTTATTAACTCCATCCACTGTTACAGTACCTTTTTCACCATCTATTATTACTTTTTTACCACCTGTTAAAATTCTAATAGTCATAGGTTCATCACTTAATCCAGTTAAAACTATATCTGCTATGGTTACAGAAGGTGTTATTTCTACTATAGCTGGAGTCTCTTCGTTGCCTGGTACATTTATTGTTTTAGTAGTTATTCGGTTCATTGTTTCTACTATCTGTGTAGAGTACTCATATCCTACAAATTCTATATTTAAATATAGCCATTCATCAAAATTAGTGTCCTCTACATTATGATCCACAAGATACACATGATAAAAATGAGATAGATTCTTAAACTTTATATCTACTTCATTTATTAATTTAGACATAAAATTAGAGATATTATTATTAATAACATCCCTGTTTTCACCTTCGAATAGTAATTTTATAGATACTTTTTTAAACTGTTTTTTACTGTCTATTTGATTAAAGCTATCTTTAACTCTAACCTTTTCTATTTCGATAGTTGTAGGTTGTATGAGCTTATTACTTACACTTGCTCCAAAGACACTAATATCTATATTATTTATAAGCATTATCTCGCCCTCCTTCCAGCCATAGCGAAACTATTACTAACCTTACCAACAATAGAATCATCTAGCTTTACACTACCTGTTAAAGATATGTTTTGTATGGCTTGTGCAACTGCCTGTGCAACTGTTTGTGCCATAACACTATAATCAATTCCTCCTGTATTCGTAGAACTATTATTATAAGTGTTATAGTTGTTAGTAGTGCTATTTATTAATTCTCTACGATCTAAACTATCAGCATTATAATAACTTCCACTAGTCAAGATATCTCTTGTTTGTGCTGCAGTATAAACTTTTTCCCCTCCACTAAAATTAAAAAGTTGAGGGCCATCATCTCCAGTTAAATAAAATGTACCATTCTTTTCAATTAACTCTTGTCCTTCTTCTGCTACAAAAGCAACACCAGGCTGTGCATAATTAGTTCCATCAGCATAAAACCTGTCTATACCATCACTTGCACTAGACCTCCATCTTTGCTCTTTTATAGTCAATGTAACATTTTTATTTAAAGGAATATTATCTATAGCAGATTTAATATCCTTTAAATTTTTAATAGTTCCATCTGCATTAGTTTTTATTTTAACAGGAGTACCATTTATATCAATAAAACCTTGTCTTGTACCATCTGTGGCAGTAGTCATTCTATCTAAAGAGCCTATAACTTTATTGTTACTATCTAAAATATTACCATTAGAGTCTACTGTGGCCTTTGTATAACCATTCATGATACTTGTCATAATACTTCTATTCTTAATTGCATTTCTAACTTCTTCATCCATCTGATTACATATATCTTTACTATAGCCTACTACACTATCTCTCCCTATACCACGTTCAGAAACATTTAACTTATTAAGCGCAATTATTTCTCCTGTAGCTTCATCCGTTTTAACTACTATATTATCCCATGTTTTTGTTTCGGTATTCAAAAGTTTATATGTTCCATCCTCTGTAATTCTATTGATTTCATCATATTTAGCAATTTCTTTCTGAAATCTTTCATTTTTTCTTCTGTCCCAAAAGCTCATTTCTTCACCAGTATATTTATTGATTTTATCCATGTACTGAGGATATCTTTCTTCACAAGCTCCTATTATGCCATTCCATTTTTCATTTTCATTCTGTATAAGCATGTCACGTTGCTCTATCTGATTTTGAAGTTCAGCTTCTGCCTGTTCTTTCTCTAATCCCTTAAGCTCTGGTATTTTAGCTTTAAGTGCTTGTATACCAGCATCGTATTTTTCTTTAATTACAGCTATCTGTTCATCTCTGGCAGTCTTTTCTTGTAGGATAGATTCCGATAATGCCCTTGCACTATGTGCATTGGATTTTTCAAAGAAAAGGTTTTGAGCTGCTAATTTCTCCTCACTTGATATATTCATACTGTCTAATACTGCTTTATTTGCTTTTATAATTTCACCTTTAATTACAGCCTGTTCTGCTCTACTTATTTCCCTATTTTCTTTAGATGCTCTTTCGTTTATTTCTTTAATTTTAGCCGCTGACTCCTCAACTATTTTTTTCTTTTCATCATTAGAATTATTTAATATATCTAATACCTTTTGCTCTTGTTCGGTAACAATTCCGTCGGCACCGAATAGTCCTTCTATAGAGCTATTGATTTCAGATTTATTGTTATTAATAACTTCTATTATGCTATTACACCATTCATCTGTCTTAGTCTTAACTATATTGATATCTTCTTTTGTTATGACACCATCAAAGTTCACACTATCTATTGCTAACTGTAGATTTCTAGATTTTTCTGCTATACTGTCTAATGCCTTTTGCGTTTCTGGACTTACATCACTATTCCACTCAGCGTATACATAACCCATCTTCTCCATTTCTTCTTTAGAATGTAATGTTGCCCCTGTCAATCTACCTAATATTATCTCCATAGCGGACATTTCATCTGTAGATTTAAGAACACTAGAATTCATTAAATCGTTATATTCATGTGCGGCGTAAAATGCTCCTCCTAACGCTGCTACAGTACCAGCTAATGGTAATGCTATACCTCCTAATGC